CCTTGCTAGATATTAAACCTTCTAAGTCAGTATATATTTCACCTATTGTTTCATCCGCTCCAGACTCTACCCACTCGTCTCTAGTATATTTATTACCAAGGTCATCAATTTTGCTTTGAACTTTAGAAGCTTTTTTAACTCCTTCTTCAGTTGCAAACATGTATTCACCTACTGCTTTTCGTCCTTGCTTTTCTAAAGCTTTTATAGCATCAGAATCAGACAAAGCATCTATATCTGTTTGTGTTAAAGTACCTTTACTGATTTTTTTAGCTATTCCGTACATTAAACTAAAAGTGTCATCAATACCTGCTAAATCAAAATCAATACCATAAGTGTCTTTCATGGCTTTGTTAGTACCAAAACCAAATATAGAAAGCAAACCTCGATTTTTTTCAGACTTTAAATTAACTCTGTTAGCAGCTACTTCTTCAAAAAACACAGCCATAACCTCGTCTGATATAAGTTGATCGTTTTTACGCTCAGTTATACGCTGTATTCTATTAAATAAACTTTCGTCGTTTACTTTAGCCCAGTTTAATATAGTATTAGCCATACCGTTAAATATAGCTGGGTTATTCTTGAAAGCCCTAGCTCCAAGCTCGTGGCCAAGCTCATGAGTTCTAATTTCAAGCCTATCATCTTTAGCCATATTGTCAATTATTATAACTGACATTCCATCAAGGTTAAAACCATATCCTCCATTTTTGTACAAAGATGCAGTTTCAGAAAATTCTGATGTTTTTATTTTATCAATATTTTTTTCAATAAGCTCGTTAAACTCTTGTTCTGATTTTACTACTATTAAGCCTTTATCAAGTTTATTTTTTTTAGCTGCATTAACGTTTTCAAGTATTTTACTTTTATTATACAACTCTCTGGCTCTATCTTGTATTTCTAAATCAGAAATATTTTTTTTACCTTCTTTAGTTAAATCAGTTTTAGCTTGTCTTACAAATAAATCTACTACAGCTTTGTTTTTTGGGTTGGCAGCAAACATTGAAAACTCAGATCCTTTTTCTGACTCATACTTCTTTTGTATTTGTTTTATAGCTTCATACTGAACACTTAATTCGCTGAGCATTTTTTGTTTTTGACTTTCTGTAATAAGATTGTCATTAATAATGCTTTGAGCTCTATTTTTTAATGTGGCTTTTTGTGCAGTTAATACAACGTAATCTTTTATAGCCGTTGCCGTTAAACCTCTAGATCCAATACCTATTATTGAATCTACGTTCTCTCTAATCTTGTCGTCTATTTCTTTTTCTAAATTTTTTATTTCAGCATCTAAAGAACCTCCAGTTGGAGCATTGTCTCTAACAGTATAAAGCATGTCTAACTTTTTCTTAGCAGCTTGTATTTCTTTAATTTTCTGAGGATCAGACATTTGTGTATAAACAGCAGCTTTAAGTGTAGGCATACTACTTAAAACACCGTCCATTAATAAACCAGAAAACGCAGCTTCATCAACTCCTTCCCAAATATCTTCTTTACCTGTAAGGAAGTTTTGCCAAAGTTGAGTAGTACCTTCAGAGAGTGCACCTAAAGTTGCGTCTTGAGGTAATCCAAAAGCTAAGTTTGACATTACTTCTTTTAAATTTGTATCTATGAGTTGATCTTTACTAGACTTAGTGAACATTTCTTTTACACCTCTGATTCGCATACCGGTAGTTGCTCTATCGAGAAGAACTTCTGGAGCCGCAAACATCATACTAAATGCCCACTTATTGAACTTGCTGTTTTTTTCAAAGTACTCAGGAGTTGAATAATCAAGACCTAACTCTTCTGCTGCAGCTTTGGTTTTCATTTCTTCATATGTCATTTCTTTATAGTTCTCACCAAAAGAACTTAAAAGTAATGCTGACCATCCACCAGGTGTAGCTAACGATGCTAGTATTGGCAACTGGCTATTACCCATAGATACTGTCCACTTAGCAAAGTTTGCTGGGCTTTTAAAAGCATTGTCAAAAGAAACATCCTCTCCATATCCACTGCGTATTATTTGAGATTGATTTAAAGTATTAACTAAGTCTTGCGTTCTTACTTCTTCTCTGGTTCTTGTAGGATCAACTTTATCTGGCAAATTACCATCTGCACCTACTAAAGATGATATACCATAAACTGCTTTTGCAGCAAAGTCTCTAAAATTTAAAAGTAAGCTAGCACCTTGTTTATCCCAATCATTATAGTTTTTTTGTAACAAGTTTAATTGAGCAGATTTATTCTTCATATCAACAGCAAAACTGCTTAAGGCTTCTACTGTATCATTATAGTCATTGATGCTAGATTCGTATTTTTTAAATATATCTTCGTATTGAACTTTGTCTTCTTCATTGTAGACTTTCTTGTCTATTATCTTCTGAAGCTCAGACTGTAAGTTTTCTACTTCTGTTTTCTGTTTAACAGTTCCAAGCATAAAAGAAGTTAAATCTTCATCGTATTCTTTAGAACCTACAGTTATAAGAGGTTTTATATCTTTTACATTTATCCTGTCACCTTCATTTATAAGATTTGCAAAATCTTCTTTTAATACATCTGGTATTTGCCCAGCTTCAATTTGCTCTAAATATTCTTTAGTTTTTTTATTACGAATAGATTCACGTGCATTGTTCTTTAAAATAACTAAAGCTTCTTTTTTTATTGCATTATCGTCATTAAAATCTATTTTTTTTTCTTTCTTTAACTTAGCTTTAGCTTGTTTTAATATGTCTTTATAAGGCTGAGTTGTAATGTCTTTATACTCAGGTAAACCTGGTACTCTTTCTCTTGTTGGTATGTAACCAACAAAGTCTTTAGATCTTTTAGTGTCAAATACACTTATATCTTTAAATTCTTCTTCTATACTTTTTAATTCTTGGTCTGTAAGTTTTGTTGATTCATTAAACTTTTCATATATAGTTCGTCTTTTCTTTTTAGCAGTATATAAGTCTTCTGTTTTTGCCGTTTGATTAATATCAATAAAGTTTGTTAAATCTTTTATCTGATCTTTATAGTATTGATTTAAAAAATCTTTACCACCTTTTTTATTGACTACATTTTTATTAGAAGAACTTAAAGCTGTTTCAAGTAATAATTTCTCACCATTAGGAGCTTTAACTTCTATAAAGTTAGATAAACCTAATCTTTGATTAGATCTAGGATCGTTTTTTGTAGCTTCATCAAATGGAAAAAACTTACCTGTTTCGCTAAACTCAAAATCAGGGTATCTTTGTTTTAATTGACCTTTTGCCTCTTCTTCTTGTAGGTTAAAAAAATCATTTGTTATCCATTCATTTCTACTACCTATTGGAGCTACAAACTGCTCCGAAGAACCATTTTCCAATGTGGACACCGTATCTGATACTGACGCTGTGTCCGTTGTCGCAGTATCGTTCTCCTTTCCCTCATCAACTTTAATTATTTCAGGATTTTGAGATAGATATTCATCCATTGTCATACCTTTTTCTTGCGCTCTTTGTATCACGTCGTTCTCGGTGAAAAGAGCATCTTCGAATTCGTACATGCTTATATATTTTATGTTATAACTGTAGTATTACCTATATTAAGGTAATTTTTTTGTAGATACGTTAGTGTTTGCAACACCTGGAAACGGTCCATCTAAATAAGAATCTCTTTGATCTTTATCAAAGTTTAATTGATTTACAAACTCTTCTGGTAATCCTGCTTTGTTTATAATGTCATTGTAAGTTAATGTCATCATTTCACCACTAGGATTACTTTCAGTTCTTGATCCTGGTTTTAATACAGGTTGACCACTACTGTTGTACAAGTCATAGTCACCACTTTTATTTTTCTTAACAACACTACCATCGCCAATGTATATGTTACCACCAGAATTAAAGCTTCTTACAAATGTATTAAACTTAACTTTTTGCGAAGAAGTATATTTTTTAGAATCATCTCCAGTAACTTGGTTATTTAACTCTACTTGTTCTCTAGAGCTATTAAATTGATTCATTTGTTTTTCAGTTCTAAAGTCAACCCAATACTCAGACATGTCTTCTTTTCTAGCTTTTTGTTTAACTAAGTCATAAAAACCTTCATCATCTTTGTTAGACTCTAAAGTTTCCAACTCAGCAAACTCACTAGGATATTTAGCTTTCATTAAGTCTTCAAACTTATCACTATTTATTAAATAATCTGCAAAATCATTATTTCTGCTTGAAGTGTGATCCCATATAGCTGAAGGATTACTATAGTAATTATTAGAAACTTCATTTCTAATCTGCTCTTTAGCAACATCAGAAGTTATATTTAAATTCTTTGCTAAACCATTAGACGTTTTTGAAGTTTTAGTATCGCTGTTTAACCAAGTAGGATCAACTACTTTTAACGCTCCCCAGTTCATTACATTCATTGTGTCACCAGTAGAGCCATAAGGATCTTGAATAAACATCTCGCCAGTCTCAAAATCAACAGAGGATGACGCTTCTTCTCTAGCTTCACCAGTAGCAAACCTGTCCCAAGTCATGTGTTGTTGATGATCGTAAGCGCTTGATCTAGATTTATCACCAGCTAAAGCTTCTTTCTGCCTTGCCATAACATGTTTAACACTACCGACATATGTAGCTGTTGCTTTATTTATTTTGTTAAGCTGTAAGTTTAGTTCAGCTTTTTTTTGTTTGTTTAAAAATGGTCTTGATAACTTAGAAGCAACGTCATCATATTGATCTTTAAAGTTCATTAAGTTCTTTACTTCAATTTCAGTAAAGTTTTCTACGTTAGCGTTTTTAGCAACATTTTGAGTTAACAGCCTGTCTTTTTTTTGTTTAGAAGCCTCGGCTATACCTTTCATTGTTTTACCAATATTAAAAGCTATACCTTGAGTAGCGGCTTGACTAACTGCATTACTGCTTTGGTAAGCTGCAACAACTTTTTGAACTAAGTTTGCGTTATATTTTATTGGTGATTTTTTCATGTTTTTGTTTTTATCTATGCTTAAGCTGTCGCTATTGTAGTACCAGCTCCAATTATATCTCCAGCTAATCCCATCCACATTTGAGTGTTTTGAGCTCTAGCTTGATCTGCCGCTGTTTTCCTACCAGCAGCCATAGCTAGTAATTCTTGTTGTTGACTAAATTGTCTATTAAAAGCATTTTCAGCGCCTGCAAACTGCATTTGTTGTGCTGTATCAGCGCCACTTAACATTAAACGTTGCTGTTCGGCAGCTCCACTTAATATTAATCCCTGTTGAGCAGCAGCCCCTGATCTTTCTGCTTGCTGAATATTTGCAGCACCCGTAGCTCTAGCCATTTCATTTTGTCTTACTTGTCCAGCAATATTAGCTTGTGTACCTGCAGCTTGTTGCGCTGCTTGTCTAGACATAGTAGAAGTTAAAGCACCAAATCCAGCACCGCTAACACCACCACCTAAAGCAGCTAGTTGATCAGCTTGTGACTGTGCGAACTGTTGACCACCAAGCTCTGCTCCAGTGGTATCAACTCTAAGATCTTCAAAAGTATTTTCCATACCTTCAAATACATTTTCAGCTCCAGCATACACGTTTTGCGCATCAGCGTAAACATTTTGATAATTACCATATATATTACTACCTACATCAAAATTTTGATAATCACTCATTTGAGTGTTAAATTCTTGATTAGCTTTATCTTGCTCTTCCTTTCTACGTCTACTACCAAAAATCTTGAACGGTGATTGTTTTCCTATTGCCATTTTATTTATGTATTAGTATTTTTATAATTACAGTGTACATGCTCTATTTACTGCTCTCGCTGAATCCTAACGTTATTCTAAACAACTCAGCTTTTTCAGTTGATGTGTTTTTCATTTTAACTTCAGCAAAATGACCTATTAAAGAGCTTAAGTTTACCTCATCATCTTTTGATGTAAATATAAAATCAGTAGATAAAGGTAAAGGATTATCTCCTACTAACTCAACAATTAATGCACTACTTGATACTTTAAGCACTGTACCAAGCTTATATACATTTTCTTCTTCTAATTGACTATTAAAACCTCCTAATAAACTTATAGCACAATAATGAACAGTATCTCCAACGCTCACGTTGTGTCCTACAGCACCATTAAATGTTAACTTTGTTATATTCATAATTATTATTTATTAAGTCATTTTAGTAGATATACGTAGTTGTTTTTCAAAATTGTCTCCAATACGTAATTTAAATACTGTTTCAATATTATCTACAGTCTTACCACCTGAACTAAAAGAAGATTTAGGGGATAAATTTATTTTAATATATTTATCAAAATCTCCTTGCGAACTCCACGCTTGGCCACTGCTATCAGTAACTATTGAAAAGCTAGTAAAATGATCTGACAATAGAACGCCAGTAGCAGCTATTATACTTCCATCTGCCTCATGATACCTATGATTTACAAATTCTATAGTAGCTGCTTCGTAAGAAGGTGAAGTTTCTAAACCTATAACCATGCATATGGCGTTATTAAAAGACGAATTGTAACTAAGTTGATTGCTTACTTGATGACTATTATGCAAGTTAACCATACCCGCTAATCCACCATTATATGTTGGTGCGCTTTGAGGTCTATTAGGTCTATAGAATAAAGATCCCATGACAGTGCTTAGTTGCGTGTAGTTATATTGGCCGCTCATAGAGTATGCTGCAGGTGTAAAGTCTCCATCTGATAAAAGGGAAGCCATAAAACCTGTTAACTCTATAGATTGTGGATCAGTTAAAGCGTATTGATTTATTATTAAAGTACTACTTGGTTGAGTAGTGTAAGTTATTACGTTATTACCTGCTTGAGCAGCGTTTATTGTAGTTCCATTTGGCCAACATTTAAAAATGTGTTGTTTAAATCTAATGTGATTATTTGAAAATTCTTGTACAGTATTTTGAGATATGTTAACAGTTAAAGTTGAATCTACGGCCGCGGCTCCAGCTGCCTGAGTAAAGCTATTCACTAAGCCATCTGTGTTACCAGTACCACCATTACCATCAAATATATGAAAAACAATATTGCTTTGATTATTAACGGTTGGTTCACCGTTGGGGTAGTTAAATGTTTCAGTGCTTTCAAGTCTAACAACTGGCAAACCGTTTGAAGAAAACATATTAAAACTAAAAGTTTCACTTGTGTTATCAGCTAAAATATCAAACACATGCTCAGTAGTATCAGGAGCTATAAAAAACGCGCCAGATTTAACCTGTTGAGTAATTGTTAATGATCTAACAGGTACAGCAGAGACTAAATCTTGAACTAATGAATTAGGATGATAAACTTCAGCAACAACTTGCCTAGTTTCATAGTAACTATCATTGTCTTGTATATTTATAAGCGCGAAGTAATCATATTGAAAATTAGAACTAATACCAATGCTGTCTATGTCAATTATTTCAGCCCACTGATTAAAGCCAAAAAACCCATTGTTTATTTCACCTCCAGGTAAAACTGTAGTTTCAGAACCAGTGCTATTTATATATCTTAATAAAACAGTAGGTGTATCTATTAATGCTGCACCGCCAAAATCCATTTGCAATACAGCATCATGAGTGGTCAAAGGTGATTCACCTGGCACAGATAAATCATCAGCGTTTGCAACAGTACCTTGTACATAGTAGTTGTTAGTCCCTGAAATTCCTTCAAACTCTAAACTAACATCTTCATTAGTGCTAGGATTAGCTATACTGTAAATGTCTAACGTGTCTACAGAAGGATCATAAGCTCTTGCTTGAGTTATATTTATACTTTTAGTTAGACTACTATCAAGTGGATGCTTAACAGTGAAGGTTAACTCTCTAGTTCCATTACCATAAGAGGTGTTACCAGATATAGTACAGACAAAAGCAACAGTATTATTTAGTAAATACCCGTCACCAAAAGTAAACCAATTAGTATTGTTATTACCGTTTGTTATACTATCTGATGTAGGTAAAGCAGTAACTAATCCAGCTGTGCTAGTAAAAACGTTATAATCTTCTATTACTGCTAAAATAATTAAACTTCCACCAGTTATAGGAAAATCAATGCTAGAGCCATCGAAGTTTGTTGGAACATTAGCTGTTACGTTAGCAACGTCTACACTTAAAAAACTGCTTTTTGTTTGTGTAACAAAAAAACTACCTAATGGTATATTACCATTGACAGTAGAAAATAAATTTATAACAGCTTGCCTTTCTGCTCCTGAATTATTATTAACTCTTAACTTTAAAATATTAGTTGACTCATCCCACTCAATATTTGCATCAGGAATCCAAGTAGCACCAGTTTCTCCGTCATAAGGATTTTGATAGACTTCCCAGCCAGCTAATATAGCGTAGTTACCAATTATTTTTACTTCTAACTCTTGATAAGCTTCTGATGTTTGTTGATCTTCATCCGAGATACTGAATTGAGAAGTAGCAACACCATTTAAGTTTTGCGTATCAAAGCTATTTTGATATTGATTAGACGTTATAGATATTGTTTCAGCTTGATTATCTTGTGATAATTCTAGTGTTGGTGTAGCAAATATTTCTACTACTTGTTGGTTGTATTCATAATAAGTTTGTAAAGTGTAACTATCAGAGCCAGGACCACTTACGGAACAATTTGGTGGTCCTACAAAAGCTCCTCCATTCAAAGTAGGTGTCATATACACTTTACCAACTAAAGCAGTTTCATTTTCCACCATTAATCCTTGGAGTATAGATTGATATGTGTTTTCTTCAGGATTTGATATTTCTTCAGTAAAACTTGTTTCTATATATATATCTACATTACCGCCGTGAAATACTACAACTCTTGCTTCATAGAGTAAATTACCAGCTGTAGGTTGTTGTATTTGAATATTACTTAATACTATGTTTGTATCACTAGTTATACTTTGTGTAATCCAATTTATAGTTACTAAAACTTGATTGTTAGTGTCTAAATTATTTGTTGTGTTCGTAAAGCTTATACTACTAAACAAAGTTGAAACTTCAGCTACATCAGGGTTGTAATTAAAAAAAGAAGAACTAATTTGAAATCCAGGTTTTGAAGTTATTAAAAATGTAGACTGTCCGCTTACGCTAGATACATTACTTAAAGTTAATCCTTCAGTAGTCCATTTAGGGTCTACAGCTGAAATACTAACTACCACGTTAAACGTAGTAGAAGGAGCTGATCCGCTAACCATAGTGGCATTAGCATTTAAAACGCCAAGACCTTGCAAGCTTATTTTAGAAGTATCTAATCCCATTATTCTTTTTTACCTTTTATATTATTATACCAACGGCCTTCTTTTTCTATAAACTCTTCTACCAAACCTTCTTGTTGATCTGTTTTTAAAAGCTCCACAGACCATCCAGACTTTGCTTGTATATTGTCGTGCCTGTCGTCTGTTAAACTTTTCACTACTTCAGCTTGTGAGCCTTCATAGTTTATAACAGCAAAAGACTTCACTATATTAGGTTGCATGTTGATCAGACTAGTTACAGTTGAGTTACCTTGAACGCCATAGAAATTATTACGTAAAGCATCATCACTATGATGTAAGTATATTCTTCCTTTTTTAAATGTATAATATCGATTATTTAAACTTAAACCATTTTCTTGTATGAAAGATTTAAAACTAACCCAACCGTTAGCAGATTCATCAAAACTTAAAGTATAAACGTTTTTATCTACTAAAGATGAAGTTATGTCATGTACTGTTATATTGTACTCAGATTTTTTATCATCAAAACTACCAACTACAGACTGAGCTTTTTCTAAGTTTTCATTAAACCAAGTACTCATACCTTCGTTAGATATTTGTGTTATACCATTTCTAGACAGTCTAAGCGCACATCCTCTAGCTTTATCTATAAAATAGACTCTATATTCATCTACAGCTATAGATTCTGGATGTTGGCAACCAAAGTCACCTACAAAAGGCATTGACTGTCCAAGAACTCTATTAGATGCTATGAGTTGAGGATTACCATCAGCATTAAACAAAGCGTCTTTGCCTGAGCTTAATATTTTAAGCACCTTGTCTTCACAGAAAACTAACAAGTCATTGTTTCTACTTATTATACTATTTATTTGACCGTGACTTGAGTTTAGTTTTTTAATTATACTATCTGCTAATATAAATTGATTAGTCATATCTATATTAGAAGATTCATTTAGTAGTTGAGAGTATATAATGTCATGCTTATTGTTTTCTTCACCGTAATCAGCAAAATAATCACTTGCATTAAAACCACTTTGTTTACCACCTGAAATGTAAGGATATAATGTTTTACCATTAAAAATATCACCTATAGTGTCTGATTCAACACCATTGAACCAAGTAAAACAGTTGAACCAAGGTAGAGCTATTTTATTTAAAGCTCCTTGAGCAACTTTTGAAACAGGGTGAGTATAAGGAATTATTGTTATTGAATTATTATCTATATTAGCTACTCTAGCTGTAACATACGACCCATCTTCTTTTACAAACTTAGCTATTATGTAATTTCCGTTTAAATTAGAAGAAACTAAACCTACAGATTTATTAAGTACTATAGTACAAAGTTGATTATCATCTAAAGTATTAATTACGTTAGGAAAAGATACAGCACCATTAGCATCAAGAACTTTAACGCTGGTGTTGTTTTGATTCCATATGTGTATTTCTTCAGATTTTAAATAAAGACCAGTTGCAGGATCATAGAGTGAATCCATCTCTATTTTGTCACCAGCAGTAATGTATTGATGTATAGTTTTATTATTTAAAATAATAGGATATGCTTTTGAAGTTTCCCAAAAGAATCCTTCATTACTTGCAGATTCTGATTCTATTTCAAACACAGCACCTATAGCTGTGTTAGCGTCATCAGCAGCAAAAGCAAAAAAAGCGTCATCTGTTGATTCATTTATAATATGTATTAATCCTAATCTTTCTACTTTTACAAAAAACTTACCTGAAGCATCAGAAGCTGTAACTTGTAAAGGAGTAGTTTCACCATCATCAGTTACAAAACTAGGAACTTGAGCTGAAACGTCTAGAACTCTGTATCTAGCAAGTATATTGTTAACAGCTTTATTATTACCGTGCATTTTCTTAGCTAAAAGATAATCATCAACATTAACTTTACTAAAGTCATTTGAATTAAATGAAAGCCAGGCATAACTACTATCTCCACTTTCTTCGTTAGAGTATGCTTTATACATAACTATATTAGGAGTTTTTTGGCCAGATTCCTTTATATAATACTTGTAGTGTGTTGCCCACTTTGGAGCATTAGATTTTATACAAGATGTTATAATATTTTTTTTATCACTAAACTTTTCGTTTATTTCTAAACTAGCAGTCTCACTTATCATAACAGTACTTTCTCTACCGTACTCATCTAAATAAGTAACTCCAGTCTCGTAAGATCTATTAGATTTCACTGACTTAGCTGGTTTGTAAACTTCTACGCTATTAGTTGTTAAAGGTGCGTCTATGTTATAAACTGTTGTCGTAGAGTCTATTAAAAACCTTATGTTAGCGTTCTCAGCATGATTAGGAGTAAAGCTAGCATACGATTGACCAAGTGCAATATTGTAATCAACAAAAGGTGGTGTGTATACAGGCGTGTTTGTTGTAGGAAGAAAACTCACTTGGTACACGTAGAAAATACCTATATAATCATTGGCCGACAAGCTACTACCTGTACCAACGGTTATTTTACGACGTAATTGATGGTAAGGTATATTAGGAGAGTCTCCGCTGTTTGTGTTTCTATGATTATGTAAAGGTTTTGACCCTTGGGTTAATCTATATTGCTTACCGTTTAAAGGTTCTTCTGTAAGTAATTCAGAAGCAGCGTACGTACTGTATTTTGTAGTAGCAAAAGGCGTGTTAGTATTTAATAAGTTTTCTGAATCCTTTATTATACCTAAAGAATTACCTGCTATGTCAACTTTATGTACTTCTAATCTTGAAGGCATAGCCTTGCTAAGTTGAGTTGGACCTGGACTCCATTGAGCAGTGTGACTATTTGGGGCTCCAGATGCTGCCCAAAGTGTATGTAAATCTTTACCGTAAAAATATCTAGCATTAGCTCTTGTACTAACATTTATAGTGTATTCACCGTCTGAAGGTAGCTTATATATAAACGGAGTAATACTTGATGATAATTCATTATTACCTGGCTCGTTTACTCCTGTATTATAAGTGTCATCATGAGTACAATTAAAATCTTGATAATTACCAGAAGCACCTTCGTCGTTAGATGAAGAAGCTAAGTCATTTAAACTAGGAAACAAATGCGTTACATTATCATCATTATCTTCGTCTTTTGGAATTATTGGTATTAAAACTTTAGCATATCTAGGTCCATTACCGACTGTGCCACCATTATAAAAAGTATCTATGTCTTCTGCGCAAAAAATAGCTTGACTGCTACTAGTGTCTGTATCGTCATAATTGTTAGAAGCTTCTGGAGTAAGTTGATGTTGTTGCTTGAAGTAATTATGAATATACTTGTGAGACTCTGTAGTAACATCGAAAAAAGGGTTACAACTAGCAAACAAGTCATTAGGTGAGCTACCAGTACCCAAATCTACTGTATAACCGTCTATGTTTTCAAAATCACTAATCATTGAAAAATCAATGCTAGACTGACCATGATCTACCATGTTGTAACTCTCAGTGTAATTACCATACATTAATCTAGAAGCTATAAACTCTTGAGTTTTAGCTTTTACAGGTACAGCATCAAAAACTCTAGACAGTTGTAACGATGGAACTGTAGTACCTTTAACTTCTGAATTTATCTCGTACCTACCTTGATTAGCACCGTGACCTATAGTATTCCATTCAGGCGTATCTTTTTCTACAGTTTTTATAACGTAAGCGTTAGTAGAAAAATGATCTTTAAGTATTATATCTACAGCTTTAACGTCTTTCTGTATGTCACTAGGTACAAAGTCAAATATTTCTAAAGATCTTAAAGTGTTTTCCATAGAAGCGTTAAATCCTGTTTCAGCTTTATAAGAATATGCTGAGGGTAAAAAAGCTGCTTCTGAGTAAGGACCAATAGCCGAATATTCGTTATTATCGTATTTATATCTTGTTGCAAAAGAAACAAAGTTTCTTTCATATATTGCTTTAGGAGCTTCTAGCTCTGCTGTCCAAGATTCTGCTTGAAAATTATTATGCTCATAGCTTGAATCAAAAGATATAACTTTAACTGTAAACTTATTGAACTGTAAAGAGTTGGGTAGAGCATTGACTATTCTAATATTAACTTTTTTGGTACTAGTCAAGCCTGTAAGTATAATATTATCTCCTTCTTTCCAGTTAATATTGTTTATACTTACTCCTATTCCAATTTCAGTATTAAAAGATTTTATATTATCATCATCTTTTAAAAATGTTATTGGCTCAAAAGAATCACTTTGAACTAAGCAAGAAGTTTCTACAGCATAAAAAGCAGCGGGAAAATCTCCTTTACCATTGTATATATTTCCAGATATTTTTATATAACCAGTTTTATTTCTAAACTTACCGTTCATCAACAAGTATGGATGTGATGTAGGTTTTGCTTTTATAACAGTAACATGTTTTTCTTCAACAGCAAATTTTACAGGATCTGAAGTATTTATTTCTGTTAAAAAAGTATGATGAAATATACTTCTTGTAGACTCTGTAAATCTTTTTATATCTATTTTTTTAGGCTCATTTCTGCCATCAGTAAAATATATAAAATCTTCTACAATGTTGATAGCATGTATGTTAGTACCTATTGGAGAATTACTACTTGGGGTATTATCTACATTAAGTTCTTTTTCTATAGTACCACATGTAAAGTTTAATATTCTATTCGAAGTAAATTCTAAAGTATGACCTTCTTCCACTGCATTATTGTTATATAAATTAACGCTATGTGGATTAGTTATAGTTATAGCACCAGTAGAAGTATTAGTGTCAAAGTAAATGTTAGTTACTTTAACGCCTTTACCAGCCCAAAAGTCTATGCCAGAAGTATTTATATATGCAATATCCATACCTAATCTAATTCCTTGTATTTCTGTAATACCTTCTTCGTTAACTATGTAAGGCAAACCTGTTATAGTAGTAGAAGTAGGTATACCGTCAGATGTAGACATTGGTAATTTACCAGTAGAAGATTTAATAGGTGCAAGAACAACTTTATACACATCTGTAAAAACAACTTCATCTACTGAATCTTCAGTTGAAGTATTTGGTTTGTGAGATATAATACAATCGCTAACTATACCAACATTTACTGACTTTACAATACCTTGTGAGTTAGAAAAAGTACTAGACTTAACGTCTGAAGCTTTGTAAACAAAGTTGTATATTGTGTCAGTAGTAGTATCTTCTTTAGATCCAACAGTTATAGCATTACTACTATCACTAACCAAAACATTAGATTCTACTACTGTTATATTTTTTATTAATCCTGAAAAAGATTTACTAGCATATATTTGTATGTATTCGTTTTGAGCAAAGAAAGTTTTTGTAAAGTTAGTAAACAAAACTCCAGTTGAACTATCTGCGTTAGCTATAAGAACATTGTTTTGAACGTTTATGGTACTAGTAAAATTATCAGAATCTTCAGAACCAACTATTCCAGCTGTATAAGTATACTCTCCATCAGTATTATAATTATTTATATTAACTTCTACATCAAAAGTTACAGTATAACTTTTACCTATTTCTAATATTGTAGATCTATGACCTATATTAGTAGTTGAAGTTAAAGGTATTATGCTAGGATTATATATTATTTCGTTAAAAACATTACTAGAAGTTGATTCATTATTATTTGCAGTCCCATATTGGTCTGTATAAAGACTACTATAAACACCAGCGCCTTCAGTAGTATATATATTAGAATCATGAATAGAGTTAAATATTCCAGATACTATTTGTTTGTTACCTTTTAAGTTTTGAACAGTTCCTATATCAGCATTTTCAGTTGTAGAAACCTCTATATTTAAAGCGTCCCTATATTCTCCACGAGGCACAATTCTATCATCAAGGTCTTTGTTCATACGACCTTTTAGAAAGTTGTTACTTAATTCTGGCATATCTTAATGTTTGATGTGTTTAGACTTACCTCTTAGTACTTGAGTTATTTCTTCTATTTTTATATTAGATAATCTAAGCTTAGCTACTCGTTTAGAAGCAAAAGCTTCTTTTTTAAATCTGGCAACAACATACTCAGGAACGTTTGATCTTGTAGACAAAACAGCATATGCTATTTGCTTGTACATAGCTTCTTCAGCAAATTTATGAACTTGCATCTCCGCATCAGTACCTAAACTATCACTAATGTATTTAAGTATTACAGTCTTGCCTGAAATATTAGAACTAAAATTTATAAATCCTCTAATATCATCTATATAAAATGAACCGTTAATTTGAGCTCTTTGAGGATCTAAACCAAACCTTTGACCAATATTAGGATCGTAAAGTTCATCATCGTAATTAAAATCGTTAACAACGTTTTCATTAGGATTGTCATTTTTAAAACTAGTAGAAGTATCAGATTCAGTATTTAAAACTAATTCATTATTTGTAAACTCATAATAAGGAGCTGTATCTGGTGTTGCTGTTTGAGCTATATTAGAAGGATTACTAGTGTCCGCGGTTGGATATATTCTATGTTCAACACCTGACTTATCAACCCAACATACTTTAGTATAATTAACATAATCTTGAGGTAAAGGCATAGACAAAGAAGGAGGTATAACAACTTCGTAAGCTTTAGTAGATTTAAAAGTATCAAAACTTAATTCTTGCAAAGCGCGCTGTGCGTGAAATAAAATGTCTGGCTTTTTAATTCTACCAATAATTTTATCTTCACCAACGTAGGCTATCATAAATTGATTAACTATATCTTGTAAAGAAGTAAATTGATAACCACCAATATTATTTCCATTATAATAATTTGATCCTGTCTCTTCTATTAGTGCCATTTACTAAGATTTTTGTTGTTGTACTTCTTGTATACTTCTAGTAGCCGCGGCTTGTACTATATCTGCTCTTCCCATTGATATACCAGCTAACTCTAATATTTTATATACTAAAGTGTTTTCTTCTGAGTCATGTAGCTCAAAGTCTTTAGCGTCACTAGCAGAGCCATTATAAACAGCTTTTCCTAATACTACATTATAAGTCCACTTTGGACTAACTGGATTTTTTACGTAATTATAAGAAACTGAAGAACCGCTAGTTAATGTTGTTGGATATATCGTTATAGAAGTATTACTACTTCTCACATAAGCAGGATTACTTACTGTAGGTCTAGTTAGTAATGATAAATTATAATTAGTTAATTCAGCAGTGTTTACTTCGCTAATACCAATAGGATAAGAGCTTCCTGTGTTTTTGTAAGTAACATCACCTAATCTATAAATATCAGAAGCTAAAGTTGTATTATCAATTTCTTTAACAGATATTTCAGAAAAATGTATTATAGTGCTATCTAAAGTATCTTCTTCTAAGCCTACTTGTATCCTGTAAGTTTCAGTTGCACCTCCACCACCTGCGTAGTCTAATGGTTCAAAGTCTAAAAAGTACTCACCACCGGTAACTGCAGATACTTGTAGTAAATAATAACCGTCTTCAGTTCCTGCAGTTGAAAAAGCTTGTATTTTTAAACCTACACTGTCACCAGCACCTGTTGGATCAACAGCGTAAGAAACTTTAACTTTTAATCTATATTTTTTAGAGGTTGAAAGTATTATGTCTTCATAAATATCAGGATCGTCATCACTACCATCGTTTATTAATTTTAAACTAGGCACATAACCATTGAGAGCTTCTGTAACTACAGTAGGAGCTGAATTATCACCAGTACTATCTGTCCAACCTGTAGTAACTCCAGCTTCAAATGTTGATCTAGTTACTAGCTCAGTGCTAGAAACCATTGAAACACCATTAACTCTAAATGCTGAAATCTTTTCTTCTAGCATGTAAAGTTGATCAGAAAACTCAGTTGAATTACCTGGCACTCTATTAAATTGATTTATATCATAAAAATATTGTTCAAATATTTCTTTTTGAGCTTGATCTGCAAATAGATTAAACTCTTGAGGTGTGATATAACCTCTTTGTTCTTTATTGGCGATAGCCAAGACTTTTTGGTATACTGTATTTATACTTATTGCCATTGTTTATGTTTTATAGTTAAAGCAACCATCCTTTTGTAGAATGGCTGCTCTACTATAAGATAGTTACGCGTTTAAGCGTTTTTCAATGTTGGAATATATCTCCATTCCTTCATCTGTTTTAAACCAAGCGGCTAAAGCAGAATAAGGGTGTTCATCAAAAGGTACAGTACACAATTTTCTATCATTAGTACCCCACATAAATGTACGTTGGTCACTTGATAGTTTGATAATTCCTAGCTCAGTAGCTTTAATACCAAAGTTACGCAACTGCACATTATCATCATTCACTAATTCTAAGAACAAGCTTGGGTTTCTCTTAGCGTATAATAGTAAATCTCTTTTAAGTTCCTTAGAACTCATGTTATTAACTTGAGAACCAACTTCTACACGCATAACAGCTTCAGCCATTTCAATATCTAAAGATTGAGCCGCTGTCAATGCTTCTATTTCAAGCTCTAATATATCTATTTCACTAGCTGCAACTTCTTGAGGTTTATGCTCTTCAAACAATGTACCATTGTGAGGATGGTAAATTGAAAGCATTTTTTGTAAAACAGTTTTATTTTTTGGTACAAATAAAGCTCCATTTTGAAATATAATATGCTCTAACCTCTGTTCACCTTTCATTTCATCTACAAACGGTGTTCTTTGATTTGAAGTGTACTTCAACTCTCTTTCATATCCTAGATTTTCATCAAAATAAAAAACGTTACTACCTCTTATCATGTAAGTTAGAGGTGATCTACCATTTTTAAGATAATACATTCTATCTTTTATTTCCCAGGTATCTTCTTTTTGTTTTGGATATTTAATTGTAGCCTCAACCATATCGTTGGTGCTTGTGTAGGTTTCTTGTATTTCATTAACCTTAGGCTCTTGTTTTGCCTTACTTTGTTTCTTTGCCATAATATAATATAATAAAAATTAAAAAAAAAAGACCGAGGCCGAAGCCCCGATCTTATATAAAAACTACTAGTTCAACAACATAAAGTTGTTAGCACCTTGAGTAACTAAACATCTTTCAGAAAGATAGTGAACCTCCATCACGTCTTTTCCTGAAGTCATTGCTCCTACAGAACCTGTAACCCAAGTTTTGTATTTACGAGATTCAGTTTCAGACTGTCGGAAACGAACGTGTAAGAACGGACGTTTTAGGTTTTTACCTAATTGCTCATCGTATACTGAAGATACACCTGCAGGTACAACTACACCACGTATGTTAGTAACAGTATCATTAAGAGCTCCACGAGTTCCTTTGTCATTCAAGTATTTGAAATCAGACTTGTAAAAGTCATAAGAACCTCTTCGGAATCCAGAGAAACCTAAGTTAATCGCCATATCTTCGTTGTTGTCAAATACTCCGTAAGAAGTACCACCAGCACCGTAAGAATTCATAGAAGCTAACATATCGTCAATTGCAAGAGAAGTACCTCTATTAACAAACATCATGTTTTCTTCAATAGAACCGTTTTGGTCAAAAACAGCTAGCATAGCGTCAAATTCAGCTAAATCAGTAGCAGCATTGACACCTGTAATACCAGTTGATTGGTGACCTCTAGTTTCAATTGCTTTGAATAAACCTTCAGTACCTGCATCAGCTCCAGTTGTTGAAGCAGCAAGACCTAAACCACCAGTTGCATTTTCAATAGTAGATGCAGCGGCTGCAAACTCACTTTCCATCATAGACATTTCTACGTAGTCAGCAAATCTAGCACGAGTATCACCTTCAGCTTTTAAGTACCATAAGTAACCGTTTTGTCCTTCTTCACCAGAAACTTCAACCCAACCAATAGCAGATGCATCAGATCCAGATACTTCATAGTAATCTTTCAAGATAATGTGCTTATTAGAGTGAGATTTAAAAGTTGGTTGATTAGCTGAAGAACGTCCATCAGTACCTTTTCCAAACTCAGAACCATAAACTAAAATTCTATAAGCTTCAGCACCTGCACTATCAGAAAAACCAGCAGTGTCAAAATTGGCTGCGCCGTAAGGAAGTATAGTAATGTTATTTGTAGCTTCGTTAATAACACTTACATAACCTCTTAATGTTAAAGAAGCATTAGAAACTAGTACAGTATCACCTAATCTAATACCGTGTTCACCTGCAGCAATAGTATTTCCATCTACATCTTTTATGATAGTAAAACCATTATCAGATGCATCATCGTTACCACCTACTGCATCTTCACAGGTAGCAGTATAAGCTAAATGAAGACGACCTTGTTCAGACCATACAACTCGGTCAGAAGCAGATCCTTCTTCAGCTCCTACTTGAGATAAGAAACCAGAGATAGTTCTTTTACCATAAATCTCAGCTTCTTTTTCCATAAGATCTGGTAGATATTGTTGTGCCCAACCTAAAGTAGCTGAGCTTGTAAAATCTACATAATTAGTAGATAATGTTTGTTGACGTGGAGCAGCATCTGGTCCACTTGCACTTGTAATTGCCATAATTAAATGTTTTTAAAGTTAAATTATTTTTTATTTTTAATTTTAAACTTAAAATCAGAACTCTGATTACCTAACACTTTGTACTTAATTCCACCAACTTCTGTTTCTCCTCTTGTTTGTCGAGGATCCATGTTGACATTTTTGCTTTTAGCAACACTGTCTTTTAAAGCGTCGGCTTTACCTTGTTCATAAAAGTGCTGAGCAATCGCATCAGCATTATTTGCTGAGTATAAAGCTTTATGATAACTCTTAGCATCATCTATAACTCCGTCTTCGTTAACAAACTTGTTAATGAAGTTATTTATGTCACTTTGAGTAGACTTTACTTTATCAGCATTTTTAACATTAAATCTGTATTTTTTATCTCCGACATTGTATTCAAAACCTTTGAATGTGTCGCTAAAGACTTGATTAGTCTTATTGTTAAAAACAGATTTTTGTCTTTCTGCTAATTTAGTTTTCGCTTCTGACTCTTTGTTATAACGATTAAAGAAATCCATAGCTTTCTGCGCTTCAGGCGTTAATCTACTTCCTGCTTTAATCTCATCGTAATATTTAGACTTTTGCCCGTCTAAGTAGGTTTTAGCACTGGCAACTTGCTCTTTAAGCGCTAACTTTTTTCTTCTAATTTCTTTTTCATCATCTACCTCTTCATCGTAGTTAAATGAATCTTCCATTAAGAAGTTTATCTCTTCCGCATTTAAGTGCGGTTTTGTTTTCTTATAATACTCCATCAAAGCTGTTTGATTGTCAAGATCTTCATAATCTTTATTCAACTCAACATAATCTTCTAGAGTACCACCAGTTTCTTCCATAAAGTCTACTAGCTTTTGAATATTCTCAGGTAACGGATTACCTGTTTCTTCAGCTTTAGCTATAGCTTCTTCTACCTGCTCTGTAACTTCTTGAACTTCTTCTTCAGTTACTTCTTCTAGTACTGGTTGTTCTTGTGTTTCGGTTTGCGGTTGTACTTTTTCTGATTCTTTATCGGTGTTGGAACTTTCATTGACTCCAGCCACTCCCTCGTCGTCAGCTGTACTTGCTGCAACTTCTGTTGCTTCTTCTGGTTTTTCATTTTCTACTGGCTTACTTAAATCTACTTTAATAACTGAGTCATCTCCAGCCGACTCAAACTTAGATTCATCAATCTTAGCTTCTTGGGTTTGTTGAGTAGTTTCTTCAACTACTTTTTCGTTTTCTTCCATAATATAAAATATAAATTAGTAATTATCTGGGTATGAAATCATCCATACCTATTCCACCACCAAGTATATCATTACCTGATGATTCAAAGTTTTTAGGTGGTTTACCTGTTTTTCTTTGTTCTATTAGTTCGCTCTGTTGAGTGGCCTGTATTCTAGTTCTCTCATCTTTGCGATCTTCTTTTTGTTTTTCTTTATTGCTAAACTCATCTTGCTCCATACCTTTCAACTGTTGATTCATTTGAAATTCTAACATCATAAGCTCCTTTTTACCAGCAATTTCTTGTTGCATTTTTTGAGCTTGTAATTGAGCTTTAACTTGTTCTAATTGAGTAAGTCCTTGCATTTTAGCTTGATCTTTTTGCATTTCTGCTTGAGCAGCAACTTGTTGAGCTTGAGCATTAGCCTGCGCTTGTGCTTGTATATTTTGTTGTTGCATTAGTTGATCTTGCTCCATTTTCTTTTTTCTTCTAAGCTTAAGAACTTGGTTGGCTAATTTTATGTTTTTAATTTCTCTAACATCTATAGCATCTTCTAAGTTTATACCACCCTGTGCTAATGCTGCTTGTATGTTATTTTCAAGCATTGCTTTCTCTTCTTCATCAGGAGTTAAATCTATAAATATACCAAAGTCATATAAATGCAAATTACTCATTTCTTCTAAAGTAGCTACATTATGAGCGCCTAAAGCATGTATAAACGCATTTTTAGTTGGAGAATATTCTATAATGTCAGATATTCTAAGAGAAAGTTGTTCTGCAACTTCTGCGGTTAAGAATAAACCAGACTGTAATATATGTCTAGTAGCCGTGTTGCTGTTTGCTGCAGCCATTTTTTGAACACCAACTAAAGCGTTTTTATCTGGTGTACTTCCGTCTCTAGCTTCATTTAAACCTGTTACATCACGTATCATTTGTAAGTAATAGTTGTAAGTACCAATTAAGCTTTGCATTTTCTGACCTCCTGATCCACTTGATATTTCCTGTATTGGAACTTTACCAGGATTCATATCTCCAGTCTCAGTAAAAGATCTACCAATTACAGAACCAGTTTGAAAAAACATGTTTAAAGCTTCTTGAGGATTATAATTAGTACCGTTACCTAAATCAATTTCAGCTAGACCATCAGCATCCAAATAAACACCGTCTGGTATCATGCGAGACATAACTTGTTGTAACTTTAAGTGAGTTAGTTGTATCATGTCAGCAAAACCTGTTATGCGTTTAACTAAAGACTCTATTCTGCCTTTATACATTCTTGGAGCCACGATACTATAATTCATTTTTACTTTGGTAAAATCACTCTTTGGCCTTATCATATTTTCAGCCATATCCCACTTTAATAATTTACTAGTACCTAGTATTAAAGCTCCTTCATACAAACACTCTATTTGTCTTTGCAATTTACCGAAATTACCATCCATATTCTCTGGAGGATTAAAAGTATCATCTTTTTCAATAACTTTACTAGCACCAGATCCTGTTTCTTTTAACTTGTAAGTTTCATTTTTATGAGTTTTCCAATTAAAATACAACACTTGTATTTGATTATTATCATAACCTCGTTGAGCATTATAATTACCTTTATCATAATTATTAGTTTTAGATATTTCTTCTATTTGCTCTTCAGTAAGATTAGGAAATTGTTTTACTAGCTCATTTATAGGTACATGTTTTACTTCACCAACGTAATATATATCTTCAAAATAAGGTGATTCTGTTTGTGAGTAAACTAAATTAGCTGGATCAACATAATCTATAACAACACCTTGCGATGTGTTGAAACTAGTTTTTACAGCACCTATACCTAACACTGTTAAATCGTAAAAAAACCTTTTCTTTATTAACTCGTAATTATTACCTTCAAATAATACGTTTATCGCTTGTTCTTCAGCTAACTCAACTGCTTGTTTATAAGTTAGTTGCATGTGAAGCTTTAATTCTTCCTCGTTTTGAGGCATTTCTTCCATTTTGTTCTCAGATAAATCAACACCTGTAGACTTTAAGATTAAGTCAGTATACTCTTTAGATCTAAGATCTCTTAGTATAGACTCCATATACTCAGTCCTCATTTCAACTCCGAATGGATCTTGTGAGTAGGCTTTTACATCGTAAGTTCTTTCAGCTATACCATTAACTACAATATCTACAAATTTAGGTATTATAGGTACTGGCTTCCAGTCTAAGTTTAAATAACTTAAATCACCGTTTATAGATAGTTCATCTTTATATTTCTGAACTGATTGCTCTCCTCTAGCGTATAATCTTAGATTATGAAAATCATTTTTAGTATTTATATGTCTACCTGCTCTAGAACCTCTATCGTCTGAAAACCACTCTTGCTCTATAGCTTTAGCAACTTTTAATCCATACTCAGCTGACATCTTTTCAAGATCACTTACTGCTTGACTAGGAAAATAACTTTTTACAACTGACTCAGCCATATTTATCTTTTAATTAGTGAAGATGAAAAACCATCTTGATTATACTTACTTATATTTACGTTTAACTTAGGTTTACTGCTAACATGCTTAGGCGAATACAAATGTCTATTACATCCCATAACAGCTAGACCAGAACTTATAGCAGCGTCAAACTTTGTTCTTTTATTTATATCAAACCTAGCCCAATCATTTAAAGTTTCATTAAAGTACATACTTCCGTAGTTACCGTTACCTAAATGCCCAACATGGTCATTAATATACATTTCTATTGCTGCAGCATGAGCTTGTTTTATATCTTCACTAGAGTTAGGTATACCACCTATTTCTTTCTCAGCTGTTGATAATTTATTCCAAACTTTATCAGGTCTATTCATACTAAAACCTCTGTAACCTCTTCTTTTAAAATAATATAAAAGTCTAGGTTTATTATTTTCTGCTAGTATAGGCATACCATAAAATATACAAGACATTAATACATCTTCAAAAAATATTTCAGCGGTCTGTGGTCTTGCAATATATTCTAAAAAAAACGAATTAGCTGGCGCATCTTCCATACTAAACTTAGTAAGTCCATGAAGAGCTCCATTAGAGCCTCTACCATCTATAGTTCCACTTATATCGTAGCTATCACAACCAAAGCAACCCATATGTTCGTTACCTGGATATTTTACTCCGTTTTTTACTATAACTTTATTTTGAAGATGGCTAGGTGGTGTCCAACTGATGTTGAATCTACCTTTTGGATCTGGATTAAAAACTACACTCGTGTCTTTAACACCACCAACCCATTGAAAATTACCTCTAGTTGTAACTGAAGTGTTTCCAATGCCTTCATTATAATCAATTTGCTCGTATATCTTTGTTAAGTTAAACAAGCTGTTTTTTGTTTCATCTCTAAAAGCGTGCTCCTCTGTTCTAGGAAATTGCCTATAAAACTCGTTAAGAGCGTCTTGATCACCTTTCAATCCTTCTACTTCGTTTTGCCAATGATCTATTACTCCAACGTCAATTAATTCACCGTCTGGTCCACAAACATGTTGTTCTGAAGTAGTGAATCTTGGTTGTCCATACTCATCAATAAAACCTTCAAAGTTCCATTCCATTGGGATAAACAAAGAATATAAACCAGATTTTGTTTGACCATTTTTATTTCTTTTTTCTACGTTACTATCATTGTATAACTTCTTAAAGTTATCACCACCTTTATCTAAAGAGTTAGACGTTGAGCCCATCATACATTTACCAATAATTCTACTACCTAATCTTAAACAAGTTTTTGTTACTCGCCAATTATTTAATATGTTGTCAGGTCTTTCCCATTTACCACTTTCATCGTGAACTAATAAAGAAAGCTTCTCACCATCATAGCTATTATCACCTGTATTTTTCCAGTCGATAGTAGTATCTAAACCTTTTATTTCTTCAAGCTGCTCGTTAGTTTCTATTTTTTTACGAGTGAACTTGCTAGCGGGTACTCTATAAGCTAGTTCAGACTTAGGTCTATCCATACCATCTTGAATAGGCTTGAAAAAGAAAGGGTAATTTATAGATATAGGTACAACCTTGTCTGTAAACATTTTCTTAGCATCAGCACCACTTTTTGAAAGTATACCGTATCTAGAATCACTCGAAATAGTTGCTAAGTTAACGGTCTCTGCAGAGCTCATAAATGAAAATCCAGAACGTCTGTTTTTCAAATAACACATACCATAACATCTTTTGTCAGCTTTACAAGCTTCCCAAAAAATAAAAAATAGTCTATTAGCCTCTCTGAAATCAGGTGCGCCAATATCTATTTTGCTCCATTGCAGGTACATATAGTGAGTACCAGTTATATAAGTATCTACATCGTTATTGTTAAACCAAAAGCCTTCATCTCTACGTTTAAACTCTTCATCTATGTAGTCATACCATTCAGGTTTTTTATCTTCAGGGTATGCTCGCCAGTCAAATATTGTTTTAACTTTTTTTAAAATATCAGGCTTATGTATTTGTTGCCACTTCTTACTATTGTTAGAATAAACATTTTTAGGTGGTTTTGGTAAAGCTATTTTTAAACCTTGAATATCATAAATATCACCTATCTGACCATTCTTGCTGAGAACAACAATGTCATGAATTTTATCATAACCAAAAACCCATTTTTTACCTTTATTCAAACGATGAACAGTAGTGAGTTTTATAGGTTCAATTACTTTATATAGTGTTTGCTCGTACATTATTTTGATCTCCCTTCAGCAAAACCTTTAAAAGTTCTATCTTCTTTTTTTGGGTTTTTACTGTCTAGCATTGCCTCTTCTTCTTGTATTCTATTAAGTATTTCAAACGCGTCGAATATTGCAAGCTTCTTTGTTGCTGCGGCATTTTTAAGCCTGTCAGCTGTAATGTCATCACCACTATCAACGATAGCCTCTTTAGCAACTTTAATAAGTTCTTCAACTGCTATTTGCCCAGCTTGGATTATACTCCTCTTCGTTTCCTTTATATTCATATTTAATTGTTATAAAGCTATTCATAACTCTATATAGCCTTTCATTATCTATAATAAACTCATACTTACTGTTAGGTCTAACACCAACTACATCACCAACATTGTGAAAACCATCAGAGTATTTTATAATACCCATAAGTTCCTTTTCTTTATCTATACTATATTTATCTATAGATTTTATTGGCTTAATAAAAGAAAACCCTTTAGGAGCTTTCCATTCACCAATTAATTGCTTATGTAAAAATATTTGATCAGCATTTACTATGTAAGTATTTTCATCAAAATAACTTCTACTGTTTCTTTCCTTACCTTTAACATCATGCCATCTTCTAAAAACATTATGATGAACAATTACAGTACTACCAGGTACTAAACCTAGATCATCACCTACTATAGGGCATGATAAAATAGTAGCTTGTCTGTTAACAAACTGATGATTATATATTTCAGTATTTATTATAAGCTCTTTGTCGCCTATTTTTTTAGTATTGTTATATCTACCACCAAGTGGTTCTACTACAAAACTGTGTATACTTCTCATTAGTATTGTAAATTATATTCCACAGATACAGCCATGTTTTTATTAAAGTCTTTCCAAGGTAATATATCATTGTTTTTTTTAATATATATACTATACTTGTCGTCTTCTTCTATAATATCACAAATGGTATGACCACCATAGACTTCTTGCCCAACAGCATAGTGCATGGCGTCTATTTTATAGTCTTTACCAATAGTGATCTTACGAATTAATTTCGTTTGATCCATTTTTATTGTAGTTTATTGTTCCGTTTTCAAGATTAACATCATGTGAATTGTACTTTTCCTGAAACTCTTTTTGAATATTAGCCAAATAACCTCTCATTTCCATAATGTCATTTAAAACACTATGTTTTTGAACTTCGATCATACCTATTTGAGCTTGAGCTTTATTGATACCTTTTATTAAAGATTGAAGCTTTAGCAATTCTTGCGCTTCAATTTTTTCAGGTTTAGGATTTAAGTCTAAAATCCTATTTTTTTTAGGGGTTTTTCTTTTTGCCATAATAGATTAAATTAAATTACTTATTGTATAATTACTTGTTTGTTTACATTATGAAAATTATATCTCGTCTGTTGCGTTATCTCTAATAAACTTATTAACCTCTGTATTTGTCATTAAAGTATTATTAGGGTAAGC